AATTATTGCGGTAAGCAACGCGCAGTACGCCATCCGAGGTCTGGATGTAGGATGGGAAATAAGAATTAGCGGAGTTAATTGTTGATTCTGACCCCCAAAACGGAATCATTGCCGCATTAAACTCCCCATCCATCAGGATGGACGGCCCTACCCCAAGCCGACCAATCCGTCCGCGCAGCGGTTCAGCCCCTCCATCAGGAGTATCGTATAGGCTAATCGCCTCGTCAGATACTTCGAGGCACCTACGCTGGACACCAGCGCCTTTATACAGGCGGATGCGATCTTTAGTAATCGAGAGATCTGGACCTTCAAAAAGGAACGCGCCCGATGCGGGAAGGTAGAACCCGTCGCCCGTTTCATCGATGACATCGCCATCTTCATCAAAACGCCCACCCCCGTAAAGAAGATTCTGAATGTACAGGACCCGCGCCTGTAGTGCCAAAATCGTCGCATTCATCGCAACAATCGACTGCGCGAACACGACGGCCGGCCCGCTGGTATCCGTAGCCGCCAAGGATAGCAGATCGGACATCGCTCGATTAAGTTTATCACTGTCGGTAGTACTTGTCCAGGCCGAGCCAGTATATTCGTAAACTAGGCCCTTAGTATACGCGCCGCCCGTCTCGTTGCACAGCACCCAATCGCCGATGATAATGCTTGCCGTCGGGAAGGCGCTATAAGCAAACTGGCCGAGATACATAGGCGCCGTACTCTCGTTGTACAAAACCGGTAGCGTAATTTCGGAAAGCAAAATCGCTGTCCCGCCCGCTGCATACATTTCGCAAAGCAACGTCGATATTCCGGCTGTAGGTGCCCACGCTGTAGTAGCCTCGTCGGTGCTGGAGGTGTAAACCAGCGACCCGTTTTCGTAAACCTTGAACCTTCCGGAATATGTTGACGTTAGTCCGGAAAGAGTAGAAAACCCAGCGAACGTAACCGACGCTGGGGAAATCGTTCCGGTGCGGCTCTTTGCTAAGGATACTGTGACAGAACGCACCGCATAAACAGTAGCTTTACTTGTGGCGTCTACCGATGCCGCTGTTTGCACTCCTCTGTTGGCTGCCGGAGAATCTGTAGTGAGCGACACCCGGTCCACTTCGGACCCCACTGCACGGGGAAGGAATACCGGAGCCTTGGATATAAGAGATTCGAACACAGGGGGGGTAATCGAGTCCTCGTCAAACACCGAAGCGTTATACGGAATAAGTGATAATTTAGCGGAAAGGTCCTCCTGCATTTCGATGCCAACCACAATGGCGGGGATAGTAACAAGATTTTCTGCCCCAAACTGAAATAGGTTATCCGATTCAATGCTCCCCGCGGTAAGAGGAGTGCTAAACGTAAGCGTATAGTTCTCCCCTTCCACGGTAACGACATCGGAAAGAACTGCCCCAGCCGCATTGCGTATGCGAACCTGGTAATTGGCCCCTGTAACCATCGTGCAGGGCTCATCGACAACGATAGCGGTAGGTTGACTGGAACCATCAAGGGACACGGATATAATCCTCCCCCACTGCCCCCCAACCAATAGTCCGTCATGAGCCACCTCAATTCGGTCCCCTAGGGTACAAGCCAACTGTTCCGCATCCATGAACCCTGTGTAGGCTTCAGGGCGAAGCGCCCGGCACTTCAATACATATCGCCCTTCCCGCATAATCTCATCGGGCGACGTGATACCCCAAGAACTGATGCTTTCCTTCGGCTCACTGGTTTCCGATCCCCCGTCCAGGTACACCAGTCGTTCATCGGACGCCCAGTCGTTCGTAGCGTCAATGAAAGGTATCTTTAGGAGCTGCGGTATTTCATCAAACTGCTTGGTCCACTGAAACCCCCACGAGTTGCGGGGAGTGAGGAGCTGCACGACGGTAGTGGTCGCCGCGTCCCAGCCCACGGAATACTTGCCATCCTTCATGTAGAAAAAGCCGCGTCCGGTGGAGCAAATAAGCGTAAGCAGTTGTTGGAGGGAGGTGCCTTCTGTAACTACCGCATTGCAGGTGTGAAATTGCGCCCCTGATACCGTGGCAGCACAGTAATCCCGCCACTGGACTAGCGTAGCGTAATCGATGTAGGTGGCAAGGTCCGCCAACGGCACAGGACGCGGATTGGCAGGACCAGTCAACGCCCACAAAAAGGCAGAGGCCGGAGAATACCGATAAGCTGCGTCTTCCGTCCAACTGGCTCCGGTAACCGACTCGGTGTACGTGGATTCCGCAATAAGCGATATCTTAGCGAGATTTCCCGATAACGCGGTAGTGGCCTTTACTTTAAGGTAGAGAAACGCGACTTTTGTGGGGTCGGCACAAACCGAAACCCCTGTTTTACTTTGAAGTGCAGACCACACCACAGTATCGTAAAAAGTGTACCCAGCTTGTTTCCACGGGCCTTGTTCCCGCGCAACACGAACTTCATATTCTCCTGCTGTAGGGGGCGTCACGGTAGACGACAATCTAATCGTTTGTTCCGCGGCAAATCCGGTGAGACTCCAGCTGGCCCCTACGAAATACGGCATCAATGTCCAGGACAAGGTACCCTTGGCTCGATAATATGCTCGTACCACGATGCCGTCATGGACAGCAACTCCCTTTGAATCATACTTAGCTAACCCTTGAGGAAACGTTAGCTGAACCGTAATTTCTTCTGTGTTTTTCGGCGTCGTCACCATATTAACAGGAGTGACAAAAAATGAAACGGAAGAGGTTTCATCCGCCAAACCCGTTGTTTCGTCGGCAAGAATTAGCCGGCGATTAGTTCCGGTTCCACCCACTTGGGTGACGTTCATCACAATGAACGCACCATTGTTTCCTGCGTTGGTGAACCCAGCAAAAGTAGCCATGACCCCCGGCTTGAAGCCAAGGGCATTTAGGTCCGTTCCTACTGGAGCGTCGAAGTACAAAGAAGCGGCAGTTACTGTGATGGAAAGAGCGGAAGTGGAGGCCGCATATTCGCTTCCTTCCAAGGTAATGTTGACTTGCTCTTCCTTCACGACATACTGAAAGGAAGCAGGGATAGAACCGTTGGTAAAACGTCCCGTGATTCCGGAATAAGGTCCAGTATTTACCAAGTCTCCATCGGAAGAAAGTTCCGCGGAAGCTACTGTAACCTCCCCGATTTTGACTTCCGAAATCTTTAGAGGAGCGTAGCCAACGGCGAACAGAAGATTCAAGAACAGGTCTTGTCCTGCGTTGTTCTTTACGTCTCCCCCACTTGGGGTTTCTATTGACGTATAGGGCGTTGTTGCGTAAAGCGGAAAAATCTTGTGTTTTCCGAAGATAATGGGGAGTTTACCGTCAGGATTGGATTGGTTGCTTGACCCGCGTATGTCAGGACGCTGGATTCCTTTTCCATCAACGCTATCTTCTTGAGTGGTTCCTTGGTACAAGGCGGAAATTATACGATAAGCCCCCGTGGAAATCAGAGCTAAACCCGCAAAACCAAGCATACCGGCAGCAACGGTAACTCCGGCAGTAAGAACTAACGGGGCGGCTAAGACTGAAGCAACCGCCAATAAAGCAGCCCCCCCAGCTACTTTTACCACCCCTAATCCAGCCGACTCTTGATCATCTGTGCTCATCCCGCCAGCCGGAACCACCCTAAGGATGATGGTGTCCCCTGCTCTGGCCATATCTTCAGGAGTTACTTTTTCATCGTTTCGGATGGCAACTAGCGCAAGATGGGGGGAAAGGTCAGGGCAATAGGAGGAAATGACAGCGGGCTGAGCGTAGAAAATATCCCGTTCGCTCTTGAAGGGGTGCCGAAACAGAACAACTTTTACCGAAGCATCAATCGTCTTTTCGTTCACCTTGGCCCCCGTACACCCGATAGTACCCCTCGATCCGCGCCGCAATCCGAGGGGAAGTAACGCGGTCTAGTTTGGATAAATCCCGCCCGAGTATATCTGAGTGTAGCACGTAACCATCGCCTATGTAAAGTCCTACATGACAAGGAAAACGACCGCAGCGCATCACGACGATATCCCCGGCCAGGGGACACTGAACTTGCGGGATATTTAGCAGCGCAAGTTCCGCATCAATGAGTTGGGCGAACTCAGGTATGGATGGTTTTTCAATCAAATCGAACGAGGGAAGGCTTTTCCCGTATACTTCGTTCAGAACCAATCGAACTAACCCCCAGCAATCGACTCCTTCTCGGGTTCTCCCCCGAAACTTGAAGGGTAGCCCAATGTAGGAAGCAATTTCACTTCGGACAGCCATTCTTAATGAACACCAGGGAACATTTGAGCAGTGAACTCAACTGGCCCCATCTGGTTGTTGCGTCGATCTTCGTAGATAAGATCGCCGGATATGGTGTTTACGTCGGCTACTACATTACGCACCGTGAACGACCAAGGAACCAACTCTTCAAAGGTCGTTACTCCCAGCGTATCGTTGTAAAACATGGCACGCGCTACTATGGTGGGCGGAACCGTGATTGACCGTAACACTTCGATGATGGTTTGGTCGGTGGAATCGATAACGAGACGGGCGTTGGCGTTCCCCTCTTGAGTCATGTCGGGGGGGTCAAACCGGAAGGCGTAAGCCGTGTAGGTATTCCCGCCATACACCAAATCAACGTTATTACTGCAAAGATAAACGGGAGAGGCTATCCCGGCGTAGGTATGGTACAGCTCCAAGAGGATAGGGAGCACCGCTCCGGTGCTTTGGGAATAGAGTGCGGTTTTACTAGCGATCGTTAGGGTTCGGGCCATGCTACATCCTTACGGTAAAACTTCCTGCCGAACGGTGGCCAGGAACTCCTGCGAAGAAGCCGCAAAAGAAGGTGGCTCCATGAACCGAGCCTCGGTGAGTTCTCCTGTGAGTGGATTCGTCCAGTTGAAAGGCAAAGAGCCATAGGCACAAAGCCGGTCGTGGAAGTCCTCTAAAATCTGTTTCTGATTCCAGGAAAGTTGGTACTGAAGTTCGTAGTACCGTGGGACTGCCGTATACCTCCGGCGGGTCTTTACGGGTCCGACTTCCATGTTGGTTCTAACGAGACAGGTTTCTTTTGTTTCTTGGTAGCCGTTCTGTAGGGGCGCAGAAGGAAGCGCGACATACGGTGTGGGGTTCGCATAAAGATAGGAGATTTCCATGGGGGATAGGGAACGGGTATATAAGCGGACTTCGCTAAGCCAGCCATCAAGATTTTCCGTGTAAGTATAATTTGAACCAAGGGTCAGTACTTGCGTCGCAGAATAACAAACTGCTGTTGGTGCTGTTGTTGCATTAGACGCCACTAATACGCCATTTTTATATATGTACATGCCAATACCGGGATCAAAGACACAGGCAAAAAAAGCATCATCGGTAATTTCAGTTCCGGTGGGGGCATTTAACGCCACTGCGTTTGTGCCGTCGGCTGATATTGCAAACTCAAATAGATTGTTAGTCCCGATGATTGTGTAAAATCCCCGATTACCGCTTGCTGCGTATCTTGATACTATAACCTGTACTGCCCCCCGACTTGTTTTCCCCTGTACCCACCCGCAAAGCGTAAAAGCACCAGTTGTGGGGAAATCTGTTTTATCTAATAAAACGTAATCATTAACTGCATCAAACGACAGCGCTTTCCCCCCATTCGGCCCATCCACCGGAATACATCCGTTAATCGTGCCGTGCGTTGCGTTGCCAGAATAGTCCACGGCTGAGTCGGCAGAATAAGCTCCAGTGCCGACATATATAGCCTCGATATAAACAGGGGTTACATTAGTGCTGGATGTGTTAAACGTTAACTCAAAATCTGTAAACCCCGTTCCAGAATATGCGTCAACCATCCCACTTACTGACCCTAATATACTTCTCATTACAGCCGAGCAATATATATCTCCGCCAATAACCGCGGCATAAATATTACCGTTGGGGGCGGCGCACATTCCGTACCAATTCCTAGCTGTTTGAGATAGGGCAACGAAATTACCAGTTCCGGCGGTCTGCATGTATATATCTCCGCCATTAACCGCAGCATAAATATCACCGTTGGGGGCGGCACACATTCCATGCCAACTCCTAGTTGTTTGAGATAGGGCAACGAAATCACCAGTTCCGGCGGTCTGCATATATATATCTCCGCCGGAAACCGAGGCATAAATATCACCGTTGGGGGCGGCACACATTCCACGCCAACTCCTAGCTGTTTGAG